GATTTTCAGGTTCTTACCCCGGTGGTGACAATGTTGCATTGTTCAGTAACGCACACCCATTAACCGGTGGCGGCACAAACAGCAACATTCCATCTACCCCTGCTGACTTGAACGAAACGTCCTTGGAGGCGGCTGTTATTCAGATCGCTGCTTGGACTGACGAACGTGGTTTGCTGATCGCCGCTAAACCTCGCAAGTTGGTTGTTCCTCCTTCACTGATGTTCGTTGCAACCCGTATTCTGGAAACAGAACTGCGTACCGCAACTGCTGACAATGACATCAATGCATTGAAGAACAACGGTTCGATCCCCGGTGGATATTGTGTCAATCACTTCTTGACCGACACCGATGCATGGTTCCTGACCACAGACGTACCTAACGGTCTGAAGCACTTTGTGCGTTCACCATTAGCTCAGTCGATGGACGGAGACTTTGATACGGGCAACGTCCGCTACAAGAGCCGTGAGCGTTATAGCTTTGGCTGGTCAGATCCTCTCGGAATGTTTGGTTCCGAAGGTCAGGCATAAGTAGTATTTGTGCTAGTTTGGGGGACTTCGGTCCCCCTTTCTTTTTGTTCCTTGACACTGTTTATATAAGGTGATAAAAAGATAATAACCAAGAACCCCGACTCATACAGACTGGCTTGGCAGACGTTATAGAGACTGTATGGGCATGTGCTATAACACAAATAGGAGCCATAATCATGGCAGCAACACATTTTACCGGTCCCGTATTTTCTCAGAATGGCTTTTTTGTTGGCGCAAGCGAAACTCCTTACGAGACAGTTTCCTCTACAGCCACAGGAACTGCTTCAGCCGCTCTGACTGCAACGATCAATCCTACAGCCGCCTTTGGTAGCTCTACAGTACTTGAGCCTTCTAGCGCTCAAGGCGTTAAGGGTCAGGTTTACTCAACCACCAATCAATCAACGACAAGCACCTACTATATTGGCGTAATGGGTCGTTACCTGATGTCTGGTACAAACGCTTCTACATACCCTAAAGTTGGCGTACTGGGTGTTGTTGGCGATTCTACCGATACCGCTGATGCTGCAGTTATGGCTTTCATTGATGGCGATGGTGGAGAGTCTTCTGCCCGTGCAGGTTTCGGTATTGCAATGACCAACAGCACGGCAGGTTCCGGCTTTACATACGGTCTGGACCTGAAGATGCAAGATCCAGTTGGCGGTGGCGGTTCTATCAAAGCCTACAAAACGGCTGAGATTCGCCTAGCTAATGATGCTGCCGCCGCTCCTGTTGTCATCAAGGTAGGTAATTTTGTTGATGGCGCTGCTTCTGGTGTAGGCAAAGGTTCGTTAGGTATTGATTCTACTGATGGACTATTGTTTGTATCTGATGCTTCTGGCAACTGGCAAGCTGTTACTGTCTAATGCTGACTCATGAAGATCCAGAAGTCGCTACGATTGTGGCGCTTCTGGAAGCCCAAAGAGACTATGCAATGGGACATGCCGCCAAACTTGCTAAAGAAAATGCTGAGTTAATAGCAAAGATTAGCAGACTTGAGGCATCTAAACCGGCGTAGTCTCACCCTACAGGAGATTGATCATGGGTATGCAGTATGATGTATTAGCCTCACTCCCTTTGACGGGAGATGGGCAACTAGAAAACCAAGCAGCAGAGAGTCTTGGACGGATTCGCATCAAAGCTATTTACGGAACCTCTGGAGCTACCGCTGGAACCATTTCTTTCTATAATGGCACAAGCAATTCCGATCCTTCGCTTATTCTCCTTCCTGTCCCAGCCGCAGCAAATCAAGGTGCATTCTTCTTGCTTATTCCCGGAGAAGGAATATTGGCTCAGGATGGCGTATATGTAGAAATTGGGACTGCTGCATCAGTGATCGTTATTTACGGGTAGAACATGGACCCGCAAACATTGATTAACCTCGGCATGGGGGTTCTTCTGACAATAGTCGGATGGCTCTCCAGACAGCTCTGGGATGCGGTAGAGAGAATGAAAGTAGACATTAAGAATATTGAGATAACACTTCCTTCGCATTATGCGAGGAAGGACGACATCCAATGCAGGTTTGATAAAGTCGAAGTGATGCTAGAAAAGATCTTCGACAAGTTAGACCTTAAACAAGATAAGGCATAAACATGGCAGACCAAGCCGCATATACCGCAGGATTAAATAAATCGACTCCATCAGAAGAAGAACGCAAAGAGATGAAGCGTATCCGTGATGAGGCAGAAATGGATAGGAACACCAACCTTGGGTATGAAAGGGCTACACGGGCTACTCCTCCTGCTGGTATGACCCCTGTTGGTCCGCCACGCAGTCAGCCTATTCGTAGAGCTAAGGGCGGGATGATCTCTGCTTCTAAAAGAGCGGATGGCATTGCAACTAAAGGTAAGACCAAAGGCAGGATGATCTAATGAAGGCTAAGAGATATGATATGGGTGGGTCTGTAAATGGCGGTACTCCTAATCCGTCTCCATTGCTTTCTATTAACGCACCTGACAATTCAACACCGGCTCAAAAGCCGGGGTTCTTGAGCGTAGCTCCACCGGTCGGCATGAAGAAAGGCGGATCAGTTAAGGGTGTACGGGGTGGCGGGATAGAATCAAAGGGCAGAACAAGAGGAAGGTTCGTCTAATGGGTGCTTTAGCTAATATGGGATACGGCGCTATGCTGGGTCCAGATCTTCAGGAGAAGATGACCAAGCCGTTTGATAAGGCATTGTCAGCTACAGAGATGGACGAGCCTAATAAAAAAATGATGAAAGAAGCCGGATACAAGAAAGGTGGGTCAGTTTCCAAAAGGGCTGACGGCATTGCCATCAAAGGCAAGACCAGAGGGAGAATTGTATAATGTCAGCAGCAGATCCAATTTTTAAAACGCCTACTAAAGCCCCTGCAGCCCCTGTAGCCTCTCCGGCTCCTCTGGCTCCATATGACCCAGATCCTTACTACGGGACGAATACCAAGACTCCTGCAGCCACGCCTGCGCCTGTAGCCACACCTGCCCCTGCGGTCGCTCCTGTAGCTCCTCAGCAGCCTCAATTTAATCCGTTCATGCAAACCTATGGACAGAACAATACGCCGCAGCAGCAGATGTTTAATCGCTTCCAGCCGCCGCAGCAACAATTCCGTCAGCCAGTAGCGCAGCCTGCTCAAGGTCCGGTATACGCAGATCAAAGTTTAAACGCTCCGGGCAATCAGCCTCAGCAGTTTCAACAGCCTCAGTATGGTAGGTTTGGTCGCGGCTTTATGCCTCAGAACAGATTTGGCTATGACCGCCAGATGGACCAGCTAAGGGGCGGTTATAACAGACCAATGCCTCAAATAATGCCGCAGCCAGCTACCGGCTATGAGGCGCGTCCTTCATCAACGCCTTTATATAATGGACCAACGCAAGCTCAGTGGGATCAAATGAAGAGTCAGCCAGCTACCGGCTATGAATCAGCGCCTTCCTTGGGCGGTCAGGCTCCAGCAGGTGGCAAGGGTGGCAGCCCAGTAGCCTCAGCTCAGTTAAATCCATTTCAAGCAGCTTTAGTGAAGGGCGGGACCCCGTATGTACAGGGCGCTCCGGGCGCTCCTTACGCTATTGGTCAAGGTATCCCCGGAGGCGCTCCGGGTGGGTATATGCCTCTAATGAACTCAAATGGAACTCCAGTTAGTTCATTGGCAAGCGCGAACCCATCAGGTGGTAAGGGTGGAAACCCAGCGCCTAATGGATCAACGGGTCAATATCAATGAAAAAGGCTAAGATAGCCATAGTAATGAGGGAGTTTAAAAAGGGGTCACTCAAGTCCTCATCAGGACAGAAGGTGACCAATCCGAAGCAAGCTATCGCTATCTCTTTGAGCGAAGCTAAACGAGCAGATGGTGCAGCTAAACGTAGCAAAACTAAAGGACGGACTCTATAATGATGAAAGCAAAAATGATGGCTAAGGGCGGGATGCACAAGATGCCTGACGGCAAGATGATGAAAGACTCAGCCATGAAAAATTTGGCTAAACATGCTGCTAAACCCGCTTCCAAAGCCCACGCCGGTCTTAAAGCTGGCGGCATGGCTAAAGATGGAATGTCAGGATTCCCAATCAAGCGCAAGGGTCCAGTAGATAAAAAGACTGTTGCCAAGTTAGCCAGCAAGATACTGGACGCAAAGATGGGAGCTGCGCCAATGGTTTCTCCAATGGCTCCTCCAATGATGTCTCCGGGAATGAAGAGTGGTGGCTCAGTGTCTAAACGCGCTGATGGAATTGCTCAACGGGGTCGCACCAAAGTCACAATGCTTCGCAAGGGCGGACGGGTCTGCTAATGCTGCCAAGTCGTGGAATGGGTATTATTAGCCCAGCCAAGCTCCGTAAGATCAAGAAGCGTGATGGGGATAGCCCTGTCACGCTGTATAAACACGGCGGGGCTATAGGAAAGCAGCCTAAAGCTAAGTGATCAAGTGGGCTGAGTACCGAAAAGAATGCGGCAACGTGTTTGATTGGATAATACGGGCAACAGAAGAACGTAGAGACATGAAGTCTATTGAGGCAGAACGCTTCAGAGAGCTTTATGTTAAGAAGCCAATTGTAAATAAGAAGTAACTTATTATAGAGACTCTATAATGGCTAAGAGCAAAGTTAATGCTGCTGGTAATTACACAAAGCCTACCCTTCGCAAGAAGATTGTGTCTCAGGTAAAGGCAGCGGCAACTCAAGGTACTGGCGCTGGGGAATGGTCAGCTAGAAAGGCTCAACTTGTAGCTAAGAAATATAAGGCAGCGGGTGGGGGTTATAAAGATTGAAGGCTCCGCAGAAATCCCTGAAAGATTGGGGCGACCAGAAATGGCGTACTAAGTCAGGGAAACCTTCTTCCAAGACGGGAGAGCGTTATTTGCCAGAAGCAGCAATAAAGTCTTTAAGCCCAGCAGAGTACGCAGCAACGACCAAAGCCAAAAGAGCAGGCAAGGCAGCAGGTAAACAGTTTGTAGCGCAACCAAAGGCTATTGCAAAGAAAACAGCGGGGTATAGATAATGGCTAAGACACCTGCATGGCAACGCAAAGAAGGCAAGTCTGAGAAAGGCGGTTTAAACGCCAAAGGACGAGCCTCATATAACGCAGCCAATCCAGACAAGCCCGGATTGAAGGCTCCGCAGCCAGAAGGTGGAAGCCGCAAGAAGTCATTCTGTGCCAGAATGTCAGGCATGAAAAAGAAGCTGACATCCGCCAAGACGGCAAATGATCCCAATAGCCGCATAAACAAAAGCCTTCGGGCATGGAAATGCTAAATGACCACATCAGGCACAGCATCATCTAACCTAGACCTCACTAACATCATTGAGGAAGCGTTTGAGCGCTGCGGGGCAGAGCTACGCACTGGTTATGATATCCGTACAGCAAGACGCAGTTTAAACCTCCTGACGGTCGAATGGGCTAACCGGGGGATAAACCTGTGGACGATTGAAGAGGGTGAGATACCGTTAGTTCTTAATCAGGTCTCATACAATCTGCCTGTTGATACGATAGATCTTCTAGAACATGTAACAAGGGTAGGAACGGGTTCAAGTCAGCAGGACTTGTCTATAACCCGTATTAGCGTATCTACATACGCAACCATCCCTAACAAGAACTCAACTGGTCGTCCTATTCAATTGTGGGTTAACCGCCAGTCAGGAGCCACCTACCCAATAGGTGGCAGACCAGAAGGCACAGACCCCACTACTGGGGTAGACCATCCGCAGATCTATGTATATCCAGCCCCAGATCAGAGCGATTACTACACGTTCGTCTACTGGCGCTTACGCAGGATACAAGACGCAGGTAATGGTATTAACACCCAAGACATCCCCTTTAGGTTCCTTACCTGCCTGATTGCTGGCTTGGCATACTACCTCGCCGTTAAGATAGCTCCAGACCGCATACAGTCCCTAAAGGACCAGTATGAGGAACAGTGGAAGTTTGCTGCTGAAGAAGATAGAGACAAGTCTCCAGTGAGATTTGTCCCTCGCAGGGCTTATATTTGTGGGTAATAGGTTTGCGTCCGCCAAGAACTCGATTGCAGAGTGTGATCGATGCGGGTTTAGGTTCAAGCTAACACAGCTAAAGGCTTTGATCATCAAGACAAAGCAAGTTAATATAATTGTTTGTCCTGAATGCTGGGAACCGGATCAGCCTCAGTTACAGCTTGGGATGTATCCAATTGATGATCCGCAGGCTGTAAGGAATCCTAGAAAGGATTTAAGCTATTTGCAGTCTGGTAATAGCGGGTTACAATTGGTTAATGGGTCAGGAACGGCTGTTGATGAAAACGGCTATCCTGAAGGCGGAAGCAGAATTATCCAGTGGGGCTATGCTCCTGTTGGAGGTTCTAGAGCAAACGATGTAGGGCTAACACCGAACTATCTAGCTTTATCATTCCAGCTAGGAACAGTAACAGTAGTCACAACTTAGGAGTTAACATGAAGATTATAATCGCAGCCGGTAAGCCTTCGGCAGGAACTGCAGTTAAGAAATTCCGTAAAGGCGGAAAGACCAACCTGCAAATGAAAGATTTGGGTCGCGGATTGGCTAAGGTTGCTAATCAGAAGGTCTCTTCTTTCAAGTACAAGAACTCTGGGAGCAAATAATGGCTATTCCAGAAAAAGCATCTAGCGTTAACCCTAGTCAGCCAAAGCCGATTACTGGGTTATCAGAAAAGGATCTGGGTAATAACGGATATCCAAACAATATCCCTAACACACAGATCCAGAAGACCCGTGGTACTGGAGCCGCTACTAAAGGCACTGGTCACTCGAAGAAGATGGGCTAATGAATTACACGGAACTATCGCAGACGATTAAGGCATATTGTGAGAATGAGTTCCCACAAACAGTCAGTAGCTTTACGTCTACCCAACAGATCAATACATTCATTGATCAGGCGGAGCAGCGGATATATAACAGCGTTCAGTTCCCTTCAATACGAAAGAATGTCACTGGGGTATTAACCGCTAATAATCAATATCTGTCAGCGCCCGGAGATTTTCTGGCGGTTTACTCAATGGCTGTTATAGACACAGTCACTGATGCGTATGATTTCTTGCTTAACAAGGATGTTAACTTCATACGGGCTGCTTACCCTATCAAGACAGATACGGGAAAGCCGCAATACTATGCCCTGTTTGGACCAACAACCACTAACGATGCGCCACCTATCATAACGAATGAACTGTCATTCATTCTTGGACCAACCCCTGATTTAGCCTATGACGTAGAGCTTCATTACTATTACTACCCTGAATCAATTGTTACAGCAAATACAACATGGCTTGGGGATAACTTTTATAGTGTCCTGCTTTATGGCGCGATGCTAGAAGCAGCAGCGTTCATGAAGTCAGACAAAGACGTTATGGAAAATTACGTTTCCAGATATAATGAAGCATTGGCACTAGCTAAACGTCTGGGTGATGGCATGGAAAGACAGGATGCTTACAGATCTGGGCAAGTACGGATACCGGTTAAATAATGCCATTTACTGGAAACTTTACCTGTGACGTATTCAAATCAGGAGTTCTTGATGGGAACTTTGATTTTGGTGTTGGCACAACAAACGTATTCAAGATAGCGCTGTATACTAATGCATCAACTCTTGATCAGGATACCGCTGCCTATACAACCGTTGGCGAGGTTGTAGCGACTGGGTATACTGCCGGTGGTAATGTCCTGTCTCCAACCTTGAGCATACTGGACGGGACCGCATTTATCACCTTCACCAATACCTCGTGGACAAGTGCATTGACCGCTCGCGGAGCGCTTATTTATAAGGTTGGTGGTGCAGCGGTTTGTGTTTTAGACTTTGGTTCGGACAAGATCTCAACTACAACATTCCAAGTAGAATTTCCAGCCGCTTCCAATACTTCAGCAATTATTAGACTTTCATAAAGGAGTTTCAAATGATTTCAAATAAAGCAGTTTCTGTAGATAAAGTAGGCGCAAGCGTTCTGCTAAGTGGGACGACAGTTTCCGCCGCTGGTGGCGCTGGCGTATTTACAATTCAGTGTATCGACAAAGACGGCAAACTGAAATGGGAAGAAAAGAACCCAAATCTGGTTGTTAACGTAGGTCTTCAAGACATGAATGACAAGTACTTCTCTGGAGCTACCTATACCGCAGCTTGGTATCTAGGTCTGATTACTGGTCCCGGTCCTGCAACCATTGTTGCAGCAGATACCTTGGCTTCACATGCTGGATGGACTGAGTACACAGACTACACTGGCAACCGTAAGGCTGTAACTTTTGGCTCTGCAACTGTTGCCGATCCTTCAGTTATTGATAACTCAGGATCGCCTAGTGCATTTGCTATTACAGCTCCCGGCGGCACTGTTGCTGGTGCTTTCTTAACTTCAGTAGATACAGGTACATCAGGAATTCTGTTCTCAGCTTCTGACTTCCAGTCCCCCGGTGATCGTGCTGTAGTTGCTGGTGATACTTTGAATGTTACTTACACATTCAGCCTTGACGCTGCATAAGGAGATATAAAAATGGCAACAAAATTCACTAAGGGTCAGAACGTAAAAGTTCAAGCGGCTGTTCCTCAAGGTCCAGTACAAGCTCTCCGTATGACTGAAGATGGAGACTTCTTCTACCATATTGAGTGGACTGATGCTGACGGCGTTTCACAAAACCGCTGGTTTCCAGAAGCTGCTTTGACAGAAGCGTAATGTGTTTGGAATCTCATCATTTGCGGCTGCGCCATTTGCGTCACTAGCAGGAGCCTTTCTCAACGCTGAAATTAGTGAGTCTGCTTCTGCTTCTGATACTGTATCAAGTGCTGCAACTGCAAATCGTGAGATTCAAGAAATAACAACCTGTGCTGACGCGGTATCTGCACATGTTGATCTAATATCTTCCATACAAGAATCAGTTACTGCTGACGCTCAGTCAGTTGGTTATCTAAGCACAAGCCGTTCTATTGATGAAGCTGCTACTGCGTCAGACTCTATTGCAGCAAGTCCTGCCGTCTCTGTATTCATAATTGAGTCGGTTACCGCAACAGATGCAGCAACGGCATCCACTGACCTTAGTTCTGCGATAGATGAGGCTGCTACAGCCTCTGATCAAGTATCAGCCCTCCGTGAGCTACTTGGATCAATACAAGAATCCTCTACCGCATCTGACCAAGTGTCATCCGTTGTTGGGTTTGCTTCGGATATTGCAGAAACCGCTACTGGCACAGACCAAGTCTCTGCCATTGCTACATTCTTAAATAATATTAATGAGGCAGTTACTGCGACCGATACAGTCGAGGCTCTCGCTATATTCGAGACTGCAGTTGATGAGAGCGTTACGGCAGCAGATCAAGTAAGTTCAAGTGAGGACTTTGCGTCAGCCATTGCAGAGAGTGCTACAGGCGCGGATCAAGTAGACGCAACTCGCAGTTTACCCGGAAGCATTGCAGAGTCCACAACGGCAAGCGACCAAGTCTCTGCCCTTGCTGTGTTCCAAAATAACATTAGCGAAGCGGCTACGGCAGCAGATACAGTTGAAGCTCTTGCTACGTTTGAGACTGCGGTTGACGAGGGGGCTACGGCATCAGACCAAGTGTTTGCTAGCGAAGACTTTGCCTCAACAATACAGGAAGCTGTAACGGCATCGGAACAAGTATTCTCTACGCTGGACTTTACTTCGGCTGTTGCTGAATCTGCCGCAGCTTCTGATGCGGTAGTTTCTAACCTAGACGCCTTTGCTAATGTAGATGAGTCTGCCACAGCAGCAGATCAAGTCTTCACACAAGCGGTATTTGAGAACAACATAGCAGAACAAGTATTGGCATCTGATGCAGTATCTGCCACGGCAAACTTTGCTGTAACGATTGAGGAGTCCGTCACCGCAGCAGATCAGGTAAGCGCAAGCGAAGACTTTGCTTCAGCCATTGCTGAGAGCGCTACTGCTTTGGATCAAGTAGATTCAAATGTAAGCCTGAATGGGGTAATAGATGAGGCTGCTATAGGGGCTGATACAGTTGCGGCTAATGCGGATCTAGTTGTCTTTATAGAGGAATCAATAGCTGCTACGGATCAAGCTACCGCACAAGCAGACTTTGTAGGTGCCATTGATGAGTTGGTTACTGCAACTGACACTGTTGCTGCTACAGCAGACTTTATAGTAGATATAGCCGAGTCAGTAACGGCTGCAGATCAGGTGAGTGCGGATGAGATATTTGCTTGTGATATAGCAGAGAGCGCCACAGCAGAAGATCAGGTCTTCTCAGCAGTGAGTTTAAACGGAGCAATAGATGAGTCGGCTACTGGGCTAGATGAGGTCTTTGCTCAAGCGGACATGAACTCGGCGGTTATAGAGGCTGTCTCTGCTTCTGATGCTACGGCAGCTCAAGCCACATTTGAAGTTGATATAGCAGAGCAGGTAGCGGCATCTGAGCAAGTAATTTCTGGGGTAGACTTCAGTTCAGAAATTCAGGAAAACGCTACAGCAGAAGATCAAGTCGCTGCAATTATTGAGATTAATAGCGCTGTGGATGAGAATGCTACAGCTCTAGATGAGGCATCTGCCCTAGCCTACCTTAACGGATTTATTAGTGAAGGCACTACTGCTTCTGATGCCATTGAAAGCATGGCGGAGTTTCATTCGAGCATACAGGAGCTAATTAGCGCCACCTCATCCACAGCCGCTGCCGCTGCTTTTGCAGCTTTAATTGCAGAATCTGCCGCGGCTTCAGATTCTCTTGCTAGTAGGCTGCTCTGGGAAGTAATTGATACCTCAGAATCTACTACTTGGGATACAATAAATAATTCAGAAAGTACTGCTTGGGGTACAATAAATACTTCAGATACAGGCGGTTGGCAAGTGATAAAAACTCAACCATAATAGGGACATATGGCACTCATCTTAGCTGACAGAGTAAAAGAGACTTCCACTACCGCAGGTAATGGCACATTCACGCTTGCTGGGGCTGCAACTGGATTTCAATCCTTTGCCATAGTAGGCGATGGAAACACCACTTATTACTGTATCGCAGGACAAGGGACTAATGAGTGGGAAGTAGGCATTGGAACCTATACGTCTTCCGGTACTACACTAGCCCGTACTACAGTCCTATCTAACAGTTCAGCAACAGAGCCAACAGCTCTGGTATTTGCCGCTGGGACCAAGGATGTATTTGTTACCTACCCTTCAGAGAAGTCAGTCAATCTGGACGCATCAGGCAATGCAACTGCATTGGGTACTCCAGTAGCGTTTACAGGTACTAATATAACTGGCACTGCAGCAGGTCTTACAGCAGGAGCTGCAACAGTATTAGCCACAGCAAGGAACATAGCAGGTGTGTCTTTTGATGGCTCTGCTGCTATATCAATACCATTAGAGAATCTATCCGATGTATCAATTGGCACCGCAGTGGTTAACCAGTTGCTTGGATATAACGGCACGGCTTGGACCAATGTTGCGCCAAACCCAGCCTCAGCGGGAACGGGTGTTGTATTTTATAACGCCACTCCAGTTATAACTGCGGCAGGGGCTAACAACGATGTAGCTCTTCTTACCTTTGCGTCCATCCCAGTAACAACAGCAGAGCAGGTCATTACAGGAACAGCAGTTAGCAATACTGTGCTTTTCTCTGCTTTTATCACTGTTGCTCTGAATAGGCTTATATTTGATGCTGGGATATATGACTTCACAATATGGGCTGGTGTAGACAGCGTTGCTATGAACTCTGTTACAACCATTACTAGACAGATATATACAGCCACTCCCTTTGTCGTTGGCACTGTAACTACTACAGGCACAGGATCAAGTCGCACAGCTACAGCATCATCAGGAACGCCCTTTGCTACTTCGGTGATAGATGCTTCTGCTACAAATACAACTGCATCATACTTACAGACCCCTCAAGGTCTATACCAGATAACAGCTAGAACTTCTGACACGGTAGTAACTATTACTACACCTAGTGGGTATACAAATGAGTCAGCAGTTGCTGGCACTGCATGGAAGAAATTGTTTGGGATTACTACCCCAGAAATAACATCTATATCCCCTAACTACACCGTGTTTGATGTGGTTACAACTCAGCCATCAACAGTAGTAACTGCTGCAACAAAGATGGGTATTCTTGGCTTTGTTACTTCAGATCACACTAGGACTATATCGCTTACCTACAATGGCGAAGATAGAAATACCCACGTTAATACGCCTCTGGTTAATCTACACAATGATCTGGCTGGGTTACAAGGCGGAACTAATACAGAGTATTTCCACTCTACCTCTGCTGAATATACCGGCACAGGCACTGGAGTCTTTGTAAGAGAAACGTCTCCTGTTCTAGTAACCCCAGATCTAGGCACTCCAAGTGCGTTAGTAGGCACTAACATTAGCGGAACTGCGGCAGGACTAACTGCCGGAACCGTGACAACCAACGCTAACCTAACAGGCGAAGCTACCTCTGTAGGCAATGCAGCCACACTAACCAACTCAGCGGTTATAGGTAAGGTCTTAACTGGATACACATCAGGGGCAGGGACAGTAGCGGCTACAGATACCATTCTTCAGGCAATACAGAAGTTAAATGGCAATGCTGCGGGGGCTACAGGTACAGTAACTTCAGTATCAGTAGTATCAAACAACGGCTTTGCTGGCACAGTAGCCACGGCTACTACTACCCCAGCTATAACCCTAACAACTACAGTAACAGGTATGTTGAAGGGCAGTAATGTGTCTGGGATTGTAAGTGCTGGGACAAGTGGCACTGATTACTCACTAGGGACTTCAGCATTAGCTACTGGCATACTAAAGAGTACAACAGCAACTGGCGCATTAACTATAGCGGTAGCAGCAGACTTCCCTACACTTAATCAGGATACAACTGGAACAGCCTCCAAGACCAACGCTCTTAATTCAGCCACTACAGTAGTTAATGTATCTTCTGCAACCGCCCCTACTGTTGGTCAATATTTAATAGCAACAAGTGGAACGGCAGCAACTTGGCAAACTCCTGCCGCTCCCAGTGCTTTCGCAGCAGGCACTGCAATGGTGTTTAAGCAAACAGCGGCTCCTACTGGCTGGACCAAGGTTCTAACTAATGATAATTCAGCGTTAAGGGTTGTCACTGGAACTGCAAGTACTGGTGGCTCTGTAGCGTTTACTACAGCATTTGCAAGTCAAGCTGTTGCAGGAACGAACGCGGCTTCTGGCGCTACTACGCTGACCACAGCCCAAATAGCAGCGCATACTCATGACTATGTTGGGCATAATCCAAATGCGTCGCAGCCCAATGCCGGTTCAAACCAAGGCGGCAGTAATGTTACAAAAACATCTGTAAGTACTGGTGGTGGTGGGTCTCATACTCACTCTGCAGGAGCATTTACAGGCACAGCAATTAATTTAGCAGTGACATATATTGACGTAATTGTTGCAACAAAAGATTAGCTAATATAACTGGAGCAAATAAATGAAATTAACAATTATACCTTCCGATGGGGCTGTATATGAAGATGGGCTGGCTTACTCAAATCTAGTCTGGGAAGGAACCCCACCTAATGTACATGCTTTACAGTGGCAGGATGTTGTTGGGTGGATTGAGTACATTGACCAACCTAACGAAAATATAACAGTTTTGCCTGAGTGGGCAGATAACGCAATGGCTGCTTGGACTGTGGCAAATACCCCGGTTCCCCCTCCTCCTCCAGTCCCTCCTACAGCGGAACAGAATAAAAACACTGCATCTCAACTGCTTGCCAATACCGACTGGACTACCATACCTGACATAGCCAACCCTGTTGTAAATGACCCGTACCTAGCTAATCAGGATGAATTTTTAGCATACCGTAACGAGATTAGAAAGATAGCAGTTTACCCAACTGCTGGCGATTTGGTTTGGGCTACCCCACCAACAGAAATCTGGAAATAAAGGATAAATAATGTCTAGTACATACACGCCAAGTCTAAAAATTGAGCTAATGGCTACCGGCGATCAGGTAAATGATTGGGGAACCACAACCAATAGCAATCTTGAGAATGGCTTGGAACAGGCTATTGTTGGTCGCGGTGTAGTTGAGTACACCAGCGATGCAAATAAGACAATTACTCTTACTGAGTCAAACTCTAGTCAGGACGCAAGAAACTTGTTCTTGTACGTTGACACTGATATGTCTACAACTCTTACTGCGACTAGGGACTTAATAGTCCCGACAATAGAGAAGACCTATATTGTTCACAATGATACAGCCGGGAGTCAGAGCATTAGGGTAAAGACATCAGGCGGCACAGGAATAACAATTCCTAATGGGAAAAAAGTTCTTCTATATGTAAATGGAGTTGATGTAATAGAGCAGCTTAATTACCTCACATCCGCAGAGATTGGGACGCTAACCTTTACCAGTCCAGTGCCAATTGCATCTGGTGGAACCAATGCAACGAGTGCCAGCGCAGCTAGAACGAGTCTTGGTCTAGCTATAGGAACTAATGTTCAGGCATACAATGCTGGTCTTCAAGATATATCTGGATTAGCCAAAACAGACGGCAATTTCATAGTTGGAGATGGGTCTAACTGGGTAGCTGAATCAGGGGCTACAGTCAGAACGTCATTAGGTTTGGGTAGTATGGCTGTTCAGAACTCAAATTCGGTGTCTATTTCTGCTGGCACAGCAACCTTAACCTCAATGTCCACCGTAGCCGCCACAATAACTGGAGGGACTATTACAGGGATCACTGATTTGGCTGTAGCTGATGGAGGAACGGGGTCATCATCTCTTACTTTAAACAGCGTGTTGATAGGTAACGGAACTTCCCCATTGCTGGCTGTAGCCCCAAGCACGGCAGGTAATGTATTAACCTCTAATGGTACTACTTGGACTTCAGCGGCTAACCCACCTGACTTTGCTTCTGGTACGCGCATGAGCTTCCAGCAAACAGCCGCTCCTACTGGGTGGACTAAGGACACAACTGCGGCTATCAACGATTCTATTCTTAGGTTTGTTACTGGATCAGTTACTCCAAGTGGTGGTTCTGTAGCTTTTAGTACATGGAACGCACAGACAGCTACCGGGGCGACTACTTTATCAACAGCTCAAATGCCAGCGCATACTCATGACTATGTTGGGCAAAATCCAAATGCGACGCAGCCCAATGCCGGTGTAAACCAAGGCGGCACTGATGTTACAAAAACATCTGTAAGTACTGGTGGAGGGGGTTCACATGACCACGCCCTCACTCATGACGTAAAGTATTATGACTTCATTATTGCAGCTAAAGACTAATGGCTAAAGACGCTAAAATACTATGCCCTTTGATGGGGTCGGAGTGCATCGAGGATGGCGCTATTAAAGACGGAGAGCTGGTTAAGTGTAGGTTTTGGGTGCATGTACAAGGTACAAATCCTCAGACTGGCGAGACAGTATCTAATGGAGACTGTGCCTTTTGCTGGACCCCGATGTTGTTAATTGAGAATAGCCAACAACAAAGGCAGACTGGTGCGGCTGTGGAGTCATTCAGGAATGAGATGGTTAAAGCTAATGAATCTAGCCAACAGCTTCTACTAAGAGCAAATAATGTGGTTGCAATAGGTCGGGACTAAATATGACAATAAAAAGCAAAGCTAAGAAAGTAACCGCTAAAGTTGATGAGATTATTGCAAAGGCTGACCCTGTTGCAGACAACTTTCTAAACCTAATTAAGAACTCCAAGAGAAGCATGTTAGTGATACTGATTATCGGCTTTCTGGTGTGGCTAATAACCTAAGCTGGTTTGTTACGCGGTGGAGACCATCCGCTGCGTGGCTGTACCTTCTGATATGCATACTGGACTTTGCTGTCTTCCCAGTATTATGGATGACGCTTCATCCTGAGCAATGGACTCCTCTGACCCTGCAAGGGGCGGGGGTATTTCATCTTAGTTTCGGAGCAATAATCGGTATTTCAGCGCATAGCAGAGGGCAGGAGAAGATTGCTCTAATCAATAGGGAATAATAAGATGTTTCTGCTGGCGCTTCCCTTAGCTACCAAAATCACCATCGCTACAATCGTCGCTGTGACGATATTTGGTAGCGGTCTATACTTGGGTAACAAAATAGGCGTAAGTTCGTGCCAGCAGGCTGTAATTGACGCTCAGGTACACACCATCGCAGCTATCAAGGAACAGGTCGTTATTTCAGACCAAGTGACCACAAAGTATGTAAATACGGTAGCAAAGATACAAACCAAGTCACGCGAGGTACTGACAAATGCCAAGATTCCTACTACTTCTCTGTCTGGTGATTTCAGGCTGTTCCACGATGCCGCAGCAGACCCCTTTTCCAAAGCCACCGGAACTGCTGATGCAGCCTCCGTTGAAGCTCAAGACCTTGCCGATACCCTCTCAGCCAATTACAGTTCGTGCAACCAGAACTCAGCAACGCTAGAGGCGTTGCAAGACTGGGTTAGAAAGCAGGCATTAGTAGAATGAACCTCTCCAAGAACTTCACCCTAGAAGAGCTTGTCAAGAGCGAGACTGCCCTTCGTTTAAACATTCCTAACATCCCAACCAAGGCAGAAATAGAGAATCTACGGGTTCTATGCGAGAAGATATTACAGCCGATTAGAGATAAGTTTGGCAGAGTTAGAGTTAATAGCGGCTACAGATGTCCGGCTGTTAACAAGGCTACAGGCGGCTCTGCGACCTCTGACCATATGACTGGGTGTGCTGCAGATTTAGAGATACCGGGAATGGCTAATTATGATCTTGCCTCTTATATCTCTCAAAACTTTAGGTTCACACAGGTCATCTTGGAGTTCTACACAAGAGGTATCCCTGATAGCGGCTGGGTTCATGTATCATACAATCCAGAACGCTTGATAAACCAAGCATTAACTGCGGTCAGGAAGGATATTAAGACCGTATACCTACCGGGATTATACGCATAATGGCATTCCAGAGACTGCAGTTCAGACCGGGAGTTGTCCGAGATCAGACCAATTACACCGGTGAAGGCGGCTGGTGGGATGGTGATAAGGTACGCTTCTACTCAGGCTATCCACAGAAGCTAGGAGGGTGGAAAAAATACACCATTAATACCCTGATAGGAACCTGTCGTCAGATGTGGGGCTGGATTACCACATTCTCTGACAACTTCCTTGGTCTTGGGACCAATGCAAAGGTTTATATTGAGGCAGGCGGAAACCTTTCCGACATTACCCCGTATGCAGATATTTCTGTTGCTGGAGCGGTAACCTTTTCAGCAACTGCTGGTTCAGCCACAATCACAGTTACAGACGCTACTGTTTCAGCCTCTGCCGGGAACTATGTGACTATTAGCGGAGCATTGGGTCTGGGTGGGAATATAACTGCCGCAGTCCTGAATCAGAATTACAAGATTGCTACAGTTGTTAGCGGCACTCAGTACACCATTGAAGCCAAAAGCCCAACAACAGGTCTCCCTGTTTTGGCAACCTCTGTAGACGCATCAACCAATGTCTTTACAGCAAATGTTTCAGACGTTATTACATTTACCACATACACACCGATCCTTAATGATGTTCTGTATGTAAGCACGACATCTGCCCTGCCAAATCCATTGGTCATTAACACAAAGTATTATGTGATAACTCCGGCTGGCTCAACCTGCGAACTCTCTTTAACTCTTGGTGGCGCAGCTATAAACATCACCACAACAGGCACAGGCATTCAGTCAGCTCAAGGAGCCGCTACCGTTGGAAGTTATGAGATAGATGTTGGCAACATTGGCGGGACATTTGGGTATGGGTGGGGGGTAGGGGGCTGGAGCCGTGGGGGGTGGGGGTCTGGAACAACGGTCCCAGTTGCTCTGCCACAAAGAGACTGGTGGTTTGATAACTTCAATAATGACCTAGTTATGAATATCCGCAACGGGGGTATTTATTACTGGGAAAGAGGGGTCGACCCAGATGCTGACTTGTCTTTAGCAGAGAGGGCAATATCTTTACAAGCGGTAGCAACAGCCAATGCGTTTGATCCAAGCCTAGTTCCTGTGGCTGCAATGCAGATTCTTATCTCGCAAAATGACAAGCATCTGATATCTTTTGGGTCGATTCCTTACGGCTCAACAAACCCAGATGATCTAGATCCATTGCTGATTAGATGGGCGAACCAAAATGAGCCATCTAACTGGCTTGTTAGTGCGTCAACATCAGCCGGATTCTTGCGTGTGTCTAGAGGATCTAGAATCATAAGAGCAATAGCAACAAGGCAGGAAATATTGGTCTACACAGATACTCATCTGTATACCCTTCAGTTCACAGGAACAACAGACGTATTCTCCTTGCAGGAATATGCAGACAATATATCAATACTTAGCGGCAGAGCCGTAACTACAGTTAACAACATTACCTACTGGATGGGTAGAGATAAGTTCTATTCTTACTCAGGTCGAGTAGATACATTGCCAACGACATTAAGAAACTATGTCTTTAATGACATGAACTTTGATCAAGCCGAGCAAATTATCTCAGGCACTAATGAAGGCTTTAATGAAGTCTGGTGGATGTATCCAAGTTTAAACAGCCAGACAAATGACAAGTACGTTATCTACAACCATCTTGAAAAGATCTGGTACTACGGAAACATAGAGAGGACTGCATGGCTGGACTCTCCTTTGAGAGATCATCCGCAAGCTGTGCATACAGACTTTGATACTCAGATTGGGACAATCCTTAATCATGAGGACGGCATAGACGATGATGGACTCCCTATGGAGTCCTATATCCAGTCAAATGACTTTGATATCAATGAAGGGGATAAATTCACCCTTATCAGACGGATAATTCCTGATGTATCATTTGACAGCTCAACTGCAGCAGCTCCTGAAGTAACCTTCACAATGAGGTCTAGAAACTTTCCGGGGTCATCTTTTGCCAGCAATGTTGATGACTCAGCTAGTGTCATTTCTGCATCAGTAGATACATTTACGGAACAGATCTTCATTAGGGCTAGAGCTAGACAGTTAGCTCTAAAGGTTGGCTCTGATGGGCTAGGAACGCAGTGGGCATTGGGTACACCAAGGCTTGATGGCAGGACAGACGGAGAACGCTAATGGCAATGGTGTCATTCAGAGCGTCTCCTCTACCTAACCCTAAGCCAGAATATGACAGGGAGTACATGCTTCAGCTCATTCGAGTGATTGAGCTGTACTTCAATAAGCTAGACTCCAATGCTCCTCTCTTTAATCAGTCTTACAGGGGTGACTTCTTCTATGGTGGGGAGTTCATAGGGGATCAGTTCACCGGCGGTGACTTTGACGGCACTACATTTACTGGGGACCACTTTGTAGGCGGAGACTTTACCGGCACGTTCTCAGGGTCTGGGCTAGGTATAACTCTGCCTTATGGATCGTTCTACGATACAACCAATCAAGCTGGTGGAAGCGTAACCACTGAGTACCCGATGCGTCTTGCAGCTACAGACATATCTAGCGGGGTATCGGTCGCCTCTAGATCTGCAGCCTTCACAGGCTCAATAGCTCTTACAGTTCTAACTGTAGCCTCTGGGTTAACAGGGCTTATATTTCCGGGAATGTTAATAGCTGGCACTACAGTTGCTGCTAACACTTATGTTGTTGTCCAGCTAACAGGTACAAGCGGTGGTCTAGGGACGTATACCGTCTCTGTGTCGCAAACAGTTACCTCAAGAGCCTTAACTGGAGCTATGGCAACCAAGCTCACTGTGACCAATGCAGGGATATATAACTTACAGTTCAGCGCTCAGTTTATTAATACTGACACTGCGGCTCATGACATTGATGTTTGGTTTAGAAAGAACGCAACTACCCCTACTGGAGCAGGTATAGCTAATAGCAATAGCGTCTTTACAATCCACAGCAGTCATGGCGGGATAGATGGACGACTCATTGCGGGACTAAACTACATGATCCAATTAGCTGCTGCTGATTTCTTGGAGATCATGTGGCATGGGGATGATCTGGGTTTAAGTATTGCGACTATAGCCGCTGGGTCTACCCCCACCACTCCACAGTCTCCCGGAGTCATAGCTACATTGCAGTTTGTATCAGCAATACCTTGACGTTTAAATGCAGGCGAGGATAATGTCACTATGAGCCTACAACCAATAGACCCCGCCGAGACTACGGGGAGCGAAATGGTAGAATTTACTGCCACCCTGAACGCGATGAGTGGCGACATGATTGAGAAGCTGTTTGCCATTGAAACTGTATTGTTACAGATGCCACAAGTTGAAATCCCGTTACGCCATTGCTTTGGTAATAAAGTCTACGTTCGTGAAATGACAGCGCCAAAGGGTTCCATTCTCATCGGCAAGATGCACAAATACAAACAGGTAAATATTGTGGTAAAGGGTGACATTTCAGTATTGACTGAGGACGGCTGGAAGCGCATGAAATCAGGTGAAATGTTTGAGTCACCGGCTGGCATCAAACGCGCTGGGTTCACGCATGAAGATACTGTATGGACAACAATTTGCGGTACAGAAGAAACCGACCCCGACAAAGCTTTGGATGAATTGACCATCGGCAGCTATCAGGAATTTTTACAGCATAAAGGAGACCTGCTATGTCTGCAATCGTTGCAGCCGTAACCACAGCAGAAATTGCAGCATTCGCCGCCCAAGCCATTGCTGCCGCTAACGCAGCAGCATTAGCGGCGTCAACAGCAGCAGCAACAACAACATTAGCGGTAGCGCCAACAATAGCAACAACCCTGCCAGCAGCTTTTGGTGCTGCTGGATCATCTTTGGGAGCTACCGGCACAGGGCTAACGGTTGGAAGTGGTCTTGGTGCTACCGGAGTAGGTGGCGCTGGTATTGGGACCACAGGTCTAACTGTTGGAAGTGGCTTGGGCGCATCAGGGGGCGCTGGTCTTGGTGGCTTGGGCGCATCAGGGGGCGCTGGTGGCTTGGGTACATTGGGAACTATGGCTCTTCCAGCCGCAAGCGGAATAGGTGGGACTTTAGCAACAGTAGCTGCCCCGGTAGTTGCAGAGGAGAGCATTAAGCAGTTAACAACAAAGGCAGGAAGCATTCCAAGCGGCGGGAACATAGCCAAGCCTCCCGTTGAGCCACTTCCTAGTCCGAGAACCGGCGGCACTTCCATCAGGCTTTCTGATACGCCTAAGTTTGAACCTCCAAAATCAACCGCTTACCTTTCTGAGACCCCTCTCCAACCCAGCCCATATAATGCTGGCAGAGGTGGGCTTGATGTTGTTCGGGAACCTTTAGACGCGACTGTTACAAATCTTTCTCGTCCAGTTAATGAGCTGGCAACTGACCCTGTGATGCAGTCTATTGCAGACTCTAGCGTACACAGAACGCCTTTGCAAAAGGCTGGCGATTATGCAATGGATAACAAAATGAATATCGCTCTGGGCGGTCTAGGTCTGGCGCAGATGATGCCTCCAAGTAGTGGGGCAAACCCAATCTCAGACTCAATGATTCGTCCCTACATCTATTCTGAAGAAGATACCTCTGACCAAGAAGCAGATCCAAGTGGCAGAGAGAAGATTAGATACTCAAGCAGCTATGCTGCAGGCACTCCATACAAAGCAGCTCAAGGCGGCTTACTAAGCCTACATAGAGGCGGTAACTTCCTGAGTGGTCGCGGAGATGGGATGAGTGACGACATACCTGCTATGATAGGAGCCAAGCAGCCAGCTAGATTGGCTGACGGAGAGTTTGTCATACCAGCAGACGTTGTCTCCCACATAGGGAACGGATCAAGCAAGGCAGGGGCAGAAAAGCTCTACGCAATGATGGACAAGATTAGACAAGAAAGAACTGGACGCAAGAGGCAGTCTCCTCAAATCAACGCAGCAAAGTATCTGCCTAGATGATGGACTTGTCATTA